ACATCTCGACGAAGGCCAACAAGGTCGTCCTGTACCTGGAGGAGCCTCCGCTCTACGCGGGCCGCAACATCCCCGGCTCGGCCATTGGCAAACTGATGTGGAACACCGGCGTGCTCTACGGCGCCGCAGTGGCCTGCGGGTGGGAGGTTCACCGCGTCCGCCCCGCGATCTGGCAGAAGGCCCACCCCGTCGGCACGAAAGGCGACCTGACTACCACCGCTTGGAAGAACAAACTGAAAGCCCGGGCCGGCGAGCTCTTCGGCTCTCAAGTCAAGGTGACTCTGGCCAACGCCGACGCCCTGCTGATCCTCGACGCCGCTAAGCGTGGCGCCATCAACTAACTTTCCCACCTATGAAACAACCCATCCCCGTCAACGAGCAGACCACGCAGTCCCTGGTCACGCCGCCCGTCCCCATCAAGGAGACGCGCTACATCATCCTGCACGACGGCACTGTCGCCGCCCGCCTCAAGCCCCGCCGCAAGGGCAACATCAACTACTGGTCCCTCTCCGTGAACGGCCACCTCAAGGTGCTCAACCAGCAGAGCATCGACGACCTCGCCGCCGGCAAGTAACCTTCCCTGCACCCATGAGCAAACAAGCCACCGACGCCAACGCGGACTTCGTCGCCGCCCTCAACGCGCTGGAGAACGTCAGCGCGAACAAGTCCAACCCAGCCTTTAAGGGGTCGAAGTATGTCTCCCTCGACCAGCTGCTCGACGCCGTGAAGCCTGTCCTGGCCAAGCACAACTTTGCCCTGACGCAGATCGTGCGGACCCAGACCGACCGCCGCATCGGCGTGGTCACAGCCTTTCGGCACCGCGACGGCACGACCTTTGAGGGCGGGGACCTCTTCATCCGGGCCGACGGCCTAGAGCCCCAGAAGATTGGCGCCGCCCTGACCTACATCCGTAGGCAGTCTATCCAGACGGCCTGCTGTGTGTCAGTAGACGCCGACCTAGACGGGAACGGCCTCACCCTCTCGCCGTCCATCAAAGCGTCTCCAGCGGCCAGCCAGAGCCCTCAAACGCCCCGCCCCTCCGGCTACCTCGCCCACCCCGAGGCCGCCGTCCGCGTCCTGCAGCGCAAGGGCTGGCTCAAGGAAGGCCAGGGGCTGGCCGACCTGCTCCCCGAGCACCTGGTCAGCATCGCCAACAACCCGGCCTTCAACGCGGCCGTCGCCAAGGAGGCCCAGTCGTGAGCGACTTCCTCACCCCCAGCGGCCAGCCCTTCGACCCGATCGGCGAAGCCTTCAAGAACCTCAACACGGCCAACGAGCTCGCCACCGCCAAGGCCCGCATCGCCCAGCTCGAGGAGCGAAACGAGTTCATGCGCGAGGCCGGCGACCAGCTCTGGTACGTCGTCCGCCACGCCGCCGAGTGCCAGCCCCAGGACATCATCGACGCTTGCCAGCAGTGGGCCGACAAACGCCGCCATGGCTGAAATCCCCAAGTCCATCGAGCGCCTCGCGGAGAAGGACGGCGTCTACCTCTACGGCCTCCTGATCCTGCTGGACGGGGAAGCCTACTGGGAGTGCACCGCCGCAACGGCCAAGGGGCTCGAGACGACTATGCGGGCATGGAAGACGCACACCTTGCCCTCCCTCAAACGCTCGCAGGTCCGTTACTTCGTGAAGTCTCCCGGCGACATCAAGGAGATCACCATCCCTTCCCGCCCATGAGCCCCCAAGAGTCCGCCCGCGCTAACATCCTGCGCCTCTCCACCGAGGCCAACGCCATGCAGTCCTACCTGCTGGCCTTCGTCACCCAGACCGACATCAACCGCATCGGCGAGGACCTGACCCGCCTGCGCGCCGTGCTGGCCGTCACCGACTTGAACCACATCGACGACGTCCACGACCTCGACGAGCTGCGCGAGCGCCTCAACTCCCTCCGCTCTGCTGTCTCCGTGCTCCTGGTCTCCTTGCACAACATGCACGAGAAGGCCGAGGCCATGCATAACACCCTCTCGGCCGTCGAGGACGCCGTGGACAACCCCGACGACACCCTCTGACCCTCTTGGGGTCGCCCTGTGTTTCGCCCGATTGGATCCGGGCATGTTCCATAGTTCACAGGGCACCCCTCCCATTTCCACCACCCGATAACATACAACAAGACATACATGAAGACATACACGCCCCCCGACATCCTCACCATTGAAGCCAAAGAGGTCCTCACCGAGAACCGCGCCGACTACGACGTCCTGCCCGGTCTCAACCAGACCATGGCCAAGGTGCTCCTCCGCTCGCCGGCGAAGTACCGCCACGCCCTGGCCAACCCCCAGAAGGCCACCGCCGCCCTCCGCGAGGGCATCATGACCCACGCCTGCGTACTGCAGCCCGAAGTCTTCGCCCACTACAAGCCCGAGCCTGACGTGAAGAAGAACACTAAGGAAGGCAAAGCGGCCTACGAGTACTGGAAGACCACGCTGTCCATGGAGGACATCCCCTGCGACTGCGACGAGTACGACAACGCCCTGCACTACGCCGACGGCCTCCGCGCCGTGATGGCCGCCCACGGCATCCGCGTACACGCCGCCGAGATTGCCCTGTCGGCCACCTACATGGGCGTCCCGCTCAAGGGGTCCATCGACTTCATCGGCAAGGACGGCTACATCTACGACCTCAAGACCACCCGCGAAGAGGCGACGCAGTACGGCTTCGGCCGCGAGCTGCAGCGCAACCCGGATTTCCGCCTGCAGGCCGCGTGGTACATGCACCTCTGGAAACTTGTCTTTGGCGAGTCCCCTGCCGGCTTCCGCCTGATCGTCGTCGAGAAGGAAGCCCCCTATGAAGGCGCCGTCTTCGAGCTCGACCAGGAGCTGATTGCCGATGGTGGCATGAAGATGCTCGAGGCCATCACCACCTACCAGAAGTGCTCCGAGTTCGACTCGTGGCCGACCTACCCCGCCGAGATCATCAAGGTCGAGCCTTGGAAGAAGCCCGGCGAAGCCACCCCCCTCTCTTTCTCCTAACACCCAACCACCCAGAACACATGAACCAGCCCCCCGAACGCCCGGCCCTCAAGACCATCACGAAGACCGGCATCTACAACCTCCGCGTCAGCAAGCCCAAACTGGAGAAGGTCCGCACCTGGGACGATGGCACCATGTCCTGCCGCGTCTTCTTCATGGACGCCGAAGGCAACTGCCTGTCCCAGTCCTACGGCACCAAGTACGCCAACTCCCTCGCCATGATGGTGGGCAAGATGTCCGGCCAGTACGTCAGCGCCTTCAACGGACAGACCCCCGAGGACTATGTTGCCTACGTCTCCAAGGCCGCCGGCAAGACCACCGAGACCCTCGTCGAAGTCACCCCGGGCGAGCCCCGCGACGGCATGCCCACCTACAAGTACAAGCTGACCTGGGCCAAGAAGGGCCAGACGCTCACCCCGCCCGACACCTTCTGAACATGAGCGACAAACACTGCGTCCTGATCTGCGGCTTCGCCCGCGCCGGCAAGGACACCTTCGCCAAGGGCATCATCGCCGGGGCCCGCGCCGCCAAGCGCATGGCCTACGCCGACAACCTCAAGAACGCCCTCAACATCGCCGCCCAGCACCTGAACATCGAGGTGGACTACCACCGCGACGAGGACAAGGCCATTGACCGCGACCTCCTGGTCGAGTTCGGCCGAGCCATGCGCCGCCGCGACATCGACGTCTTCGCCAAGCAACTGGCTTACGACCTCGAAGCCAACAACACAGCCAGCACCATCGTCGTGCCCGACTGGCGCTACCTCAACGAGTACAAGGTGGCCGTGCGCGCCTGCAAGGAGTACGGCTACAAGCTGCACACTGTCCAGGTCGTGCGCCACGGCTGGACCGCCGCAAACGAGGAAGAGGCCGTCAGCATGCAGGAGGTCATCGAGGCCGTCCCGATTGACGAGACTGTCTTTGCGACATCAGGCGACGAGGAGTCGGTCCTGCTCGCCGGCATCCGCATCGCCAAGCTCTGGAACCTGTGAGCATCGACCCCTTCACCCTCGCCGGCTACGGGGACACCCCGTCAGACCTGTACGACCTCTCCAAGAAGTGGGGCATGTCTCCTGATCGCCTCAAGTTCCTCTCCCGCTGCCCTTCCGGCATCCACCGCAACTGGCTCAAGGACCAGGGCACGTGGACGCCAGAAGAGAAGCGCATTGCCGCCCAATGCCGACTGGCCTACCGCCAAAACTTCACCGCCCACGAAGCGGCCGAGATGGCCAAGGTCAAGGTCGAGGTCGTCAACGCCTTCCTCGAAAAGGTCGGCGCCACGTGGCCCGCTGGTTGCCGGCGGAAGTTAGCCTGGGGCGGCGGCTCGACCCTCAACGCCCGACGCGAGGGTGGCAACCTGCTCGCCCCCAACGTGAAGGCCACCCCTAAGCGCAAGACCGCCGACAGCGTCGAGCAGACCCTACTGCAGGCCCGGGCTTGCGGCCTGTCCCTCAAGGAAGCTGCGGCCAAGTCCGGCATCCCCTACCAGACCCTTTACGCGGCCTGCCGTCGCCTTGGGCTGGTGATCGCCAAGGTCTACCGCCCCCGCACTGTGAAAGGCAAGGTGCGCCTGTGAGCGACTCCCTCGAAGCGTCGATGATGAAGCGCATCGGCGAGCTGAAGGCCGAGAACGCCCGCCTCAAGGCCGAGGTCGAGCGGCTGACCAAGGCGGGGGATTTGCTGTGCCGAATGGCTGGCAATAACCAAGTCATCAACAGGCATTGGAAAACTGCCAAGAAGGGGGTGCAGTCGTGAGCGTTACTCGATTCAAGGCTATGGTTCGCCACTACGGCGATATGGTCTATGTGCAGATGGTCAAAGACGAGGACGGCACATATGTCGAATATGCCGACTACGCCGAGCGTGTCGGAAGGATGCAACAAGCCGTCAAGGACGAGCAGAAGCGTCTGGGCTTGGCTATCACACAGGTCACCGACAACGCTGAAGTGACCCGCCTCAAGGCCGAGGTCGAGCGGCTGACCAAGGCCGGGGATGCGATGGCCAGCGGACTCCAAGGCATGGCCGGAGAACGCCCCAAGGCCCTTGCCGATGAATGGAACGACGCCAAGGGGGTGAACCCGTGAGCGACGTCACCAAGTTCGTCTTCGCCGCTGACAACCACGGCGAGCTCGGTTCGGCCGATGCCCTGGCCGCCCTCTACGCCTACTGCAAGGACTTCAAGCCCGACGTCCGCATCGCGGGGGGCGATCATTACGACTGCGCCGCCCTCCGCAAGGGCGCCATGCAAGAGATGGAGGGCGTCCGCTCCCTCAAGGACGACTTTGACGCGGGTAAGGACTTCTTCGCCAAGTTCCGCCCGACCCACACCCTCTGGGGTAATCACGAGTACCGGCTCGAGCACCTGGCCCGCATCCATGCCTCATCCGTCGTCCGCGATTTTTGCGCTGACCGCTTCTCCGAGATTAACCGCCACGCCCGCCAGTGCGGCTCCAAGGTCATCGTCCCCTATCGACGCGACAAGCCCGTCCGCATCGGCCCGATCACCGCGCACCACGGCATCGGTTCCGACCTGACGAAGATGGGCATGTTCTACTGCCAAGAAGGTGGCCTGTTCGTCTGCGGCCACGGCCACACCGGCCAACAGGTCAACCTCCCGAAACTGGGACGCGGCGCCGCCTACATGGCCCCTGCCCTGGCGCAGCTCGACCTGCTGGAATACAGCGAGAACACCCTGTCCGCCGCCAAGCACAACAACGGCTTCATCGCCGGGTGGTACAAAGGCAACGAGTGGAAGGCTTGGATTATTCACCGCCTAGGCGACGGGAAGTGGTACTGGCAGACCGACATCAGGACCTTCACCCCGAAGACCAAATGAGAAAAGGCATTAGCGTTAAAGCGCAGTTCCGCGTCAACGACGACATCCTCTTCGCGATCGTCTCGGAGCTCCAGCGCAAGGCCCAACAGCCCCCGCCCGGCTTCCATTCAATCGAGCACTGGGAGAAACGCTGGAAGTGCAAACGCACCTGCGCCATGCGCTACCTCCGCGAAGGCGTCAAGGCCGGCATCCTCGAGCGCGTCGAGCTGCGCTCCCTCTCTGGCCGATACATCCGCCTCGCCCCCTTCTACGGCCCCGCCCGCAAGAAGGCTCGACAGAAGCCCACCCGCTAGGCATACCCCTCCCTGCAAGCCATGCAAAACCCCGACGACCTTATCGCCCGGGCAAGGAAGTACCTTGCCACCCTCCCCGAGTCCATCGAAGGCCAGAAGGGCCACGACGCCCTCTATCGTGCCGCCAGCGTGCTCTCCAACGGGTTTGCCTTCGACGACTCGACCGCCCTCGACCTACTCCGCGAGTACAACGTCACCAAGTGCTCGCCCTCCTGGGACGAAAAAGAGCTCGACCGCAAGATTGCCGAGGCCGGCCGCCGCCCGCACGACAGGCCCAGGGGCTACCTGCTCGACGGCGCCAAGCCCCACGTCCCCAACTTTAAACCAGCCAGCCCCAGCGTGAAGATTAGCCAGCCCCCGAAGACCGCCACGCTGGCCGACCTGCCTCCCCCCGCCACGGCCCCGACCATCGCCCCCGCCGACTCCCTCACCTTCACCGACTTCCTCTTCG